TACCACCAACTTGTGACCAGAAGAAGTAACCAGAGGTTATATTAATAACTGGCGCACCACCACAAGGTATTGCTACCGCTGCTGTGTGTTGGATTAACGTTGATTGCTGCGAAGGTAGAATACTTACAACACTTGTAGTGTCGAGAGCTACTGCCAATGCACCCTTAATGCTCAATACTGTTACGTTGCTTGTACCTGCTGTTGCTGCGGTGTTGCCTTGAATATAGTAAGTACCTTGGCCTTTACCTGTGCCGTCAGTGACTACCAAATGGAAACCAATGAATGCATCAGCTGTGGCTGTTGTACCTAATGTTACTGTAACTAGACTTGCACCTTTAGCAGCTGCGGTAACGATTGTTCGAGTATGGTAGTTAGCGGTAACTGCAACTGGTTCAGTAATCTGACCTGCTGTTAGTGCGCCACCTGCTACTGAATACTTGAACGTTTTGCCACTTGCTGTTGAAGCGACTTGACCAATGAACTCACCACCTTGTACAGACGATTGCTGAAAGATGTCTTGATCGGTGATTTGAATGTTTGAGGCTAGACTCATATTAAACTCCTGTTATTCCTGTAACTCGGAAGCTACGGTTAGGGTTAGTACTATAGAATTGACCGTACATAACAAAGATACCAACTTCAGATAACTGGTTGACTGGCATAATTGGCTCACGGAATTGGAATGCCGAAACTTTGTATGATTCAAGCGCACCACTTGTTACGTCTTCTTGAGTTGCTACAAGGTTTAGACCTTTTAGTTTCAAGCTACGGAAGTAGTACCAGTTCTCATTTAGACCAAAGATAGAACCAGATGGACATTTTTGGTCACGAACAAGTGGTTTACCACGGAAGGTAACGCTTGTTGCACCTTGGTTCAATGTCATACCTTGGTTAACACTTTGTTTGACGGCTGTTGATCCATCGATAAATCCACCATTCTGAATATCGTATCGAGCGCTAACAGTAGGTGTTAACAAGCTCTCATACAAACTCCAAGTGGTTTGGTTCGATAGCATAACATTTGGTGTTTCACTCTGATTACCTGAGATAGTTGCACCATCATCAGCTGTTGCAAGCAACGACAGAGATAATTTACCAGCCGAAGCTGCGGTTACGTATGCGTTAATTGAGGTGTTGGTTGAACGTGTTAGACCACCGTAAGATGATGTAAGCGTACCGTCATCTGCAATAACACCAAGACCATCAAAGTCATTGCCATTGCCTGTACCATAAAAGATAGAGCCAAGTGCAGTAATCATTGAGTTCTGTGCATACTGATAACTAGATTTATATAGATCAACTACACCTGATGGGGTTGCGTTGATTGAACGTTCTACGACACTAACACCAACTGGTTGTGCGTATCCGGTAGGGTACCACGTAAGTTGCTTAGTTTGGTAGTCAATTGAAGTATCAAAAGGCTCTGTGCCTTTGAAACTTGTTCCCAATTGAGAGTTTTGTGTGAAGACAGGTGTGCTAAAGCTTCGACCATTCCATCGTTCTGGTCGGCTTACAACACGCTTCATGATTTCACTAGATTTGTTGATTGTGTCAACAACGCTAGCATTGTAGTCCTGAAGGGTAATATTGACTACCCTATCATTTTGTGCAGTAGCTGTCATGCTTGCTCCTTTACTAATTAATATAAAAAAACTGCCACTATGGGCAGTTCCTCTACAACTAATAATAACATACTAGATATGCAATGCAACTACTTTTTATTCCCAGATTGAACTGTTATTTTTGAATACATTAGGATTTCCAACTGCAATTCCTTTAGGGGCTTTTACACCTTGGCTTGATGCAGATGGGGCTGATGATACACTAGCAACAGCTTTACGAGCTTTATCCGAGCGTTCTCTTGCTTCAGCCTTTTCGCTCTTACTTTGTTCTCGTTCCATATCATTATAAGCGTCCATCATCGAGGCGAATGGCCTTACGCCGGATTTGGCACGTTCGTTGTTTTCTTTGGTCATGTAATTGACAAGTTCGATTTGCTCACGAACCCCAGGTTGTTTAGCCACCATAGGGTCTGACCAATCAGCGTCCTTATACTCATCTGCAACCGCAGTCAAGATACCTTTAGTAATCATATATTGAATCTCGTTAGCTAAATTAGATATAGTATTTTGTCGTTCGGTCTCAATACTAGATTCAGCGTCAAACTTTTCTTTTTGAGCTTCCCACTTCTCTAAATCTTTGGACATCTTACTGTCCATGTTTGTAGTGTTGCGAACTAGTTTAATTTGTTGAGCAGCAGATAGATTATCAGCATTAGCATCAGCAAACTCTTCAGCCTGTTCTGGTGTAGTAATCTTAGTCTTAACTCCGTCTAGGGTTTCAACTGTAAATGAATAATCGTTAGCTTTAAAATCGCCAGGGTCTTCAGTCTTAACAACTGGTTCTGGGTCTGTATACTCTATATCCTCGGGAATCTTTAACTCTTTCTCTTCGATTTTCTTTTCCTCTTCTTTTTCTTCAGTCTTTTCATCACGACTAAATGGAATAGTGATTTCTTCTTTATCAAAGTCATCTTCCCATTTTGCTTTTTCAGCCGCATTAGCTGCCTCTACTTGTGCTTTTGTAGGTTCTTGAACGTCTGTCATAGATTCTCCTTCGCCGTTATTTATTAGACTCATTATAACATGAATTACATTTGTGGTGGTACAGGTGCTTGTGCGATAGGTACTGGTGGCTGAACAGGTGGGGCTTCATTGATAGCGTTAGGAATGTTAGGTGCTTGTCCGCTAGTTGGGTCTACTTGACTAGGCACTTGCTGAATAGGTAATCCAGTCATTGGATCTATTTGTTCTGGTGGTAGAATTGACTCTTGTAAGTTAAGATTTTGCATCATGGCGTGCTGTATGACCATTAAGAAACCTGTAATCTTTTGTTGATCGGCTGGTTTCATCTTTTGGAATCTATTTGAGGCTACAACTTTGTTAAAGTAATCAAAGTAGGCTTGTTTGTAATCATCACGCTCTTCAGGTGTCTTGCCAGCAAGTAGTAGTTGAATGTCTGATTCGGCATCTGTATCAATCTCATCCATCTCTAGTGAACTCAAGTAACCGATTGGGTCTGTTTGACTCTTAATGTAGCGTTGTGTCCTGACCTCTGGGTTTGGTAAACCTAAGTCTTCCATTAATGTACGGTAGTCAATTGCATTACCGGCATTCCATAGTGCCATTGATGTATTCCTAATCAACTGTTTATCAAGTGGTAGGGTTGAATCAACTTCAACACCAACTTTAACGTTTGAATCAATTAAGTTGCCGTTTAGCATAATAAACTCATACTTGCCATCGCCACCTTTAGTTTGGAACCAATAATCATCAGTATAGTGAACTCTCATCATCTGTAGTAAGAGTAAGTAGTAGCTACCCATACCATCAGCGATTGAACGAACTAGGTCATCTTGCAATGCACTAGCTTGCTGTTTGATCATCATATCTTGGCCGAGTGTCTTGTTTTTTCTCTTAGGGTCTGTACCTGTAAGTTGGTCTGGTGTACCCATTAATTTATCTATCTCAGCTCGTGCATCATACAAGGTGTTCTCAACATAGGCAGGCAATGGTGCCGAGGCTACGTTAGCAAAGGCTTTACCAACATCATCACTATCTACTAGGGCAACAGTTTTTGAGCCTTTATTGACTAGCTTCTGAGCATCTTCCTGTGAGAATGCGTTCTTATTAGCAACCCAACGGCCATTAACGTAATCTGCATTTTCCCATATCTGCCTACCTCTGCGGTTAAGCATTTCCTGTTGTGGGATTGCTTGTTCAACTAAACAAGTCTCATCAATGAATGATTTACCCAAGTTCAAGTAGTTGAAGTTTATAAACGGCTTAGGTGCGCTAAATAGGACATTGGCTTGCTTTTCTTTTTTCTTAGTCTTGAAATATAGCCAGTGCGGATTAGGTTTCTTATCTAGGATTAAGTGTTTGTCAGGAATGAACCAAGCAACACCCTCTTTAGGTTCGCCAGTCTCTTTATCGTTATAAGTGAACCAACACTCAAAGTAATAAACATATTTAGACATCTGCGAGAAGACACCTTTTTGAATGTTATAGGCCTTTAATATCTCAGCCTTTTTGTCTGGGAACTTGATGCACATCTCTTCAATTGTGCATCCAATACGATGGTATATCTTGCGAGGATTAGCTAGAAAGCCTGCTGTTTGGTCAATGATAATATCCTCAGGGTTTACTACTTCAGTAACGATGTCGCCTTGTAATCCAGCGTTATCGTCCCATCGTAGTTTCAAATAGCCACGCTTACGAGTTATCAGGTTAAGCACAGCCGCACGTGACTTAATATCTACCTTGTTATCCATAGCATGCTGGTAAAGTGCAGCCCCTATGTTTCTAGCAGCCTTTAAGTAGATTTCATCGCTCTTACTAGGCGTTACTGATGGTACAGCTAGTTTACCTGTGGCATAGGCTAGAATAGCTCTGACCGACGCTAACAGTCTATTGTCTACGTATTTAGCATCTGACTTCAAGTAGTCTTTTTGGTTAAGCTGTTCACCTAATAAAAAGGCAACGTTCTTTACATCTGTCTCTTGAATGTTCCAGGGTTTACCATTCCAATACTCTCTATCACTCTCTAACGAATTAATAAGCAGTTTATCTAATTGGCTATCTTCTAAATCTAGACATAGTTCATCAAATGGAAGGTCATCCAAATAAAGATTTGTGAATGATTGTCTGTATGCGTCTGATTGTTGTGCGAATGGTGAGTTTTGTTGTCCCATAATTTGTTAGTACCTCTGTTAGATTACAAAATAAAACGCCTAATGGGCGTTCCTCTATATTCATAATACACTAAGTTTATAAAATAAACTAACTAACTTAACTCGAAATAATACCATCTCTTGCACATTGGGCTTGAGCATCTCATACCAACTAAAGCCTTGCTAGCGTCCTGTGGGTCATAAAAATCAGTCATTGCAAATACATTACAACTGCCTAACTCACATATAGGTTGTTGGCAAGCAATACAATGAAATGTCCAGTATTTAGGTCTATCTTCACGCCTAAGCTGTACTAACGTCCTATAACGTCTATCAGGTTCTTGACTATAGATCTTGACTATTCTAATCTCATTCATCGATTGAACTCCAGGTTTCTTGCATTATATCACTAAAATCAGTAGTTATACTAGTATCTTCGCCTGCAAGATGTGGTGATGTTTTAGTGTCTGTCTCGGCTTCAGGGCTTATAAGGTCAGCATTACCACCTAAGACTTTAGCCAGGCCTATACGTGCATTAGTGAGAGCGAATGGATAATCCGATTGCTTGCCATCTTTCTTTAACCACGTAGTCTGTGTTTTACCGTCTGGCTTTTCAACTGTAGTCCTATAAATGTTAGCCCAATGTTCAATCATTTTCTCAAGTTCGTATGGTCTCTGCCTAAATAGTAATGTAGCGTTATTAATCTCATTGGCCACAATATCTATAACTCTTGTCCGGTCAGCGTAAACTACACTACCTTTCCATTCAATCGTGTTAAGTCCTTGTATGTTCTTGAAATAGCACATATACCAATCATTGTATTTTTTAGACATAATCTTTGGATAGGTCGAGTAAGGATTAGGGTCACAAACTACTACTGCGTTGTACATTAATTTCAGGTGTTCAATCTTATCCCAGCTATCCACATACCCGTAATCAAATACGCCCTGCGGTGTCATACAAACGTAGTACTGTCCACCAGCGTCTTGGTCAACTCCTATTGAAACGTGTATTTTTGAAATGTTAGATGGTGCATTAGCCCGAAGGATCGCAGCTCTGTCAATAATCATATCAGTTGGTGTGTAGGCTTTACCAAGTACAAAGTTATAAAAAAACTCAATATTAGATTCCTCGTATTGTTCAATGATACGTTCGGCTGTAACCCAGGGAGCCATCATCTGAGATATCCAATAGCCATGCCTTTTAATATCAGGATACTTAGCTTGCCATTTACCCATGCGTCTTGATTCATCTGTAATCTCTTGATCGCATTTACCGCAGGCGTATATTTTACGTTCTTTATCTACATAATGACATTTGCCGTCTTTCTCCCAATCCATAAACCATTCATAGCCACAGTGATTACAAGTAACTAACCAGTGTCTCTGGTCTGATTTCATATATAGTTCATCAACCCCAAACCCAACTTGGCTAGGGTTACTAAATCGCCAACGCATAGGGTTTTTGCTAGCCTGTAAGCGAGAGTCAAAGGTATTAACAACGCCCATGTCTGGCATACGATCATACTCATCAATCACCAGTAAGTCACCGGAAATAGAAATAGCTTCCCTATCCGAATAGCCACCTTTAAAGTAAACGAACCTATCGCCTACCTTTTTGAGTGATACTGAATCATCTGAGACTATTGAAACTATTGCTGGGTTAGAAGCTATTAATGGATTAACCTTTGGCTTAACGAAGTCGTTGACCACGTTCTTTGTTGGTAGAGCGTAAATAACATTTAATCTAGCATGTTTCAATATCCACATAACCTTTAATATTGCTAATACACTCCAACCTACCTGCGCTGATTTTCTCCCAACTATATCCTCAGCATTATCATTGTAAATATCAATCATGAATCTATGGGTATCAAACTCTAATATCTCCTGGTTCTCATTAACCATGCCATTTAGTAATATCCAAGCTAATGGAGTTGATGCTTCCAAATCAGATCGTTGTTTCGGGTCCATCTGCGAACTCTCCATATAACTCTTTACATTTAGTGTTATAGGCTACGATAGCTTCATCTTTGTCTTTGAACTGCCCCACATGTATTTGCTTCTTATTGAAGTTTATACAGACTCTCCAGCAATTACGTCTTGGTTCCCAGTATACGCCTCTATGACCAGATGTATTGTCTGAGCGCATTTTTGTATTTATATTTTGTTGAGTATATGTAGCAAACCTAAGATTAGATTTTTGGTTATTCAAAGGGTTTCTGTCTTTATGATCAACCGTTATACCTTTAGGGGCATTCATAACAACTCTATGTATTAATAGGTTCTTAACATCTTTCCATCCATTAGAATGGTCTCTTGTCCAAATATACCCATCAGGAGTTATCCACCATTTATATTTAATCAATGAATCA